AGTGAACTGCTTATCGGTTACCGCCCTCCACTTAATGGCTTCATTGTCACCGTAGACAAAGCCAATGGCATCCATCTCGCCGCCATTGTGAAAGTATTTGGTTCCACCAACCACGTTATAGCCACCAATGGTCTCAGGGTCGATACCCCGCTCGGTTAGGAACGCAGTCACCAGACCCTTGTCTGAGGCCTTTGGTTTGCTAATGGCCTTAACAGTCGCTGTCTCTGGCGGGAAGTCATCAAACGGACTGACCTCCCTAGTGACCTTGCCAGACACCTCGCAGTGCCAGCAGCGATATAACAAGCAGCCGCCGTCAGGTTGTATGTTGAGTGTCTTCTCGTTTTTCTTTTTACGTTCCGGTGAACATACTGGACAAACGTGCCTACCGGCCTCGCTGTTAGTCACAAAATATTCTAGGTCTGATTGATTCATGTGCATCCTCCTTGTCAATCGTTTCAAAAAATGTTAAATCTATAGAACGCCATCTGAGAGAACGTTCTCTTCGACAGCTTTCTCCCCAACTTAAAGTTGGGTTTAGAACGTACTACTTAGAACGTTCTCTTAGTCGGTAATCTTCTCAACCTTGATCGTCGCTCTCGGATTCTCCTTATCGAGCGCATGGTAAATATGTTTCTCCTTTACTTGCCTGTCGTTCTTGTACGCAAAGCCTTCTAGACAATCCAAGATAACTGATTCATCCAGATCAGGTCTGCGGGTTACATACCAAATCTTAATCGTCACCTTAACGTCCCCCTCAATAAGTTCATCGAGGGTCGGGCATTGCTTCTTAAAGGCATCGACATAGTCTCTGGCCTTCTTACTCTTTATCAATCTAGGTTTACCCCCGAAAGCTACAATCTTCCGACTGTTGGCCTTGCTGGCAGGTTCGCCGTATATTGTGGTCTCAAAGATGTTGCACATACTATGATGGTTCGCTATGATACGCAAGCGGAACAACAGGAGGAATCACATGAGCAAAATTGGAAGTTTTGTTTTGGAACAAGAAGAGCGTGGCGACACGCAATGGAACGAGGAACAACGTAGCTATGAGTCTAATCATAAAATCGAATGTCGAAATGGATGTGCGGAGCACGGGAGAGCCGTTGCCAAGCATACCTTGGGATCAAATGTTTTTCAAAGATGCCTTCGATATACCAGTAGAAGAGCAGGACATAGTCCGAAAGTTGGCGGCGGTAAGAAGCGCATACAAGCGTTACTTGCTGAAGCAGGAAGATCCACCAGAACGAGAATTCTTTATCGGGCAGCACTCCGGCGAGGAAGGCTTAGTCGTTCGGATCTACTGTAAGCAAGGGCCAATTCGTGAAGATAACCAATAAACACAAACTACCAACCCCGATTGTAAATGCCCTCAGTAAGGACACCTACACCCGTGGAAATAGTCACAGGTCTGTGACGCAACTCATTGATTCTCCTAGAATTAGGATACTGACTGAGAAACATTGGGATGATCTTGAAGAAGATATCTCAAGCAAGCTTTGGTCTGTCCTTGGAACAGCAGTCCATTCTATGTTTGAGGATGCCGATCAGGGCGACTCAATCAGTGAGGAGAGATTGTTTGTTGATGTTGATGGGTGGACAGTGTCTGGCGCTATAGACCTGCAAGATGCAGACGGCCCTAGCGATTACAAATGCACAAGTGTGTGGTCTGTGATCTACGAGAAGAAAGAATGGGCCTATCAGTTGAATGCTTACGCTTGGCTAATGCGCCATGCCAAAGGCCAGATATCTAAGCAGTTGAAGATCATAGCTGTTATGAGGGATTGGAAAGGACGGGAGGCACAAAGCAATGCCGACTATCCGCAATCGCCTATAGCAGAGATACGGATACCGCTGTGGTCTGAGTCGGAACAAGACCGATATATGTCTGAGCGCATCAAGTTACATCAAGATGCGGAGTACGCGAACTTAACCGGCGACAAGCTACCCCATTGCACTGACGGTGAACGGTGGATGAGACCGCCACAGTACGCAGTCAAGAAGGGTAACAACAAACGCGCCATGAGGGTTTTGGATACTCAGGAAGAGGCTGAAGGCTACATCCGCAGCAAGTTTCCAACAGGCGGTGCTCACATAGAGCATCGACCAGGGGAGCCCATAAGGTGTGCAGCTAACTGGTGTCGGGTCGCAGATTTTTGTGATCAGTGGCAGGGAGAGCGCAATGCTTGAGCAACAAAGGCGTGTTTTTGAAAAAATGATTGGTATCTGGTCTATAAGCAAGATACCGGATCTACAGATGAAGGTCATAGGTAGCGGTGAAGTTGCATTCACCTGTGCCGCTGGCCCGATATGCAAATTGAAGTTTGATTTGTTTGACAGACTGGTTCCACTGGAAGTGGTGGAACTCATAGAAACTAAATTGGAGAAACAGTATGGGATCAACGGCAAAAAATACCGCGCCGACCTTCGTGGATATATGGCAGACCCTTTCAGCAGTCAACGTTGAGGACTTTGTTCAAGACAAGATGGGACTAAGATATCTGTCTTGGGCAAATAGCTGGATGGTTTTGATGGATCATTACCCTCAAGCCATTATGGACTTTGGGGCAAATGAGATGCATGAAGACGGCACAGTGACTGTCCACTGCACAATCGTGATTGACACCTATGCTCGGCATATGTGGCTACCAGTGATGGATCATCGTGGTAGAGCAATCGTTCGACCTGACGCAAGAGCAATAAGTGATAACAAAATGCGATGCATGGTTAAGTGCTTAGCATTGTTTGGCCTTGGACTCTACATCTATGCGGGTGAAGACCTGCCTAGTGCGGAAAAGGACACGCCAAAATCAACACCAAAACCAACGCCAGCACCTGTGGTAAAGGAGGCGGCAAAGCCTAAACCTGTAGCAACAGAAGAAGAGTCTGCATCAACCCCTGAGAGCACACGAGTAGCGTCTGAGGAGTTTGTAGGGGCGATGGGGCAGTTCATTGACATGATGACTACCGAAGAAGGCTTGGTAGGCTATTGGAATGACAACAGGGGTCAAATAACAACGATTCAAAACCAACACGCCGACCTCTATAAAAAGATGGTCGAAATGTTTACCAACCGTAAAGCAGCAATCTTAAAAGGAGAAACAAAAGATGCCTAATTATGACCTGAAAGAGACCAGTTCTGGCGCTCTATTCGTCGAGAAGGAAAGGAAGAGCGAAAAAGCCCCGTATTACCGTGGCCCATTAACGATAACGAAGGCCCAAGCCCGATTTATCATGGAACACTTTAAGGCTGGCGCAAGTGAGCTAGACATTAGGATGGCTGCTTGGAACAACGATGGGCCAAGAGGTAAGTATATTGGCATCACTCTAGAGGTTATGCCTCCAGAGGACGGTCAATCTGCGCCACCACCACCTCCTGTAGTTGAGGTTGCTCCCATCGAAGACGATATACCGTTCTAGATGGATCTCCAAGACAAGCAGTCTTGGTGTGAGCTTGGAGAGCTTGAGGAGGGCAACTTCCTCAAGTCTCAAGACTTTCACTTGGTTAATGTGTTACCAAACGTAGCAAAAGCCAATGACAAATTCACCCATGATATGCGGATCTCATTCCCGTCAGACTTAAAAACGATCAGGACTAAGTGGCGGTTGTCTCAGGAGATGTTTGATATAGATCCAAAGTACGCTATTTCATTAAACAAAAAAGACGTTGTCCGGTATCAGCAGTTGTACCCCAACATCATCATTGTTTTTGATATAGAGATAACGGATTACAAAGAAGTTCACTGGTCTGACCTAACCAGGATAACTAGGTTGATAACCCGTGGTCTTGCAAAGGAGCACACATATAAACAGAGGGTAGATGACTCGTCGGGTAACGCTAAATCAAGCTACATATTTGACTGTCGATGGTTCCCTATATTGAGGAAGTAGGATGTTGTTGAAGAAAGAAGAAGTTGAAAAGATGACCCAGATTCAAGGGTTAATTAGATTTGATGATCAGCAGGTAGCAAGCGTTGCAGGCGTTCATGTTCAAACCTTAATTAAAGCTAAAAACAGGAGCGGCAGCTTGAGCACAAACACCATAAACAAGATAAATGAATTTATTACTCTTTACGGTGAGAAGGCGCTTAAAACTATAGTTATTGAAGCGACCCCAGAGACCGTGGAGACTTCACAAGAGGATATGGTGAACAGCCCACCTCATTACTCAGAGAATGAGATTGAGTGCATTGACGCAATGGTTGCAGCCTTTGGCCTTGAGCGTGTTCAAGACTATGCAGCTATTACCGCGTTCAAGTATATTTGGAGGGAGAATAAGAAGTGGAACCCCGCTGAAGATAGAGAGAAGGCGTTGTGGTACATGCGCTTTTCTACAGGCGATGACCCACGCCTTGATAATAAAGTTTAGGTCAGGGTACTCCATACCCAGTAGCGTGTTCCCGTCCGCGTTGACCGACAGGCGGGGCTAACTAGACCAAGGGGGCGACACCTATGCCTCCTCATAACCGTGTTCCCGTCCACGGGGTCAAACAGGCGGGGCTAACAAAGGGGGTTTATATCAGTAACTTATTTTTAAGAGCTATAGAGGCTCAAGATAAACAAAAACAAAACTATATTGACGTTAGGCTATCTAGAGTCAATACCAAGCACTTTTCAGAAGAACAAAAACTCCAGATATGGAGGATGCAAGCAGAAGGTGTGCCGTTTAGCAAAATATTGGCTGAACAAAGGGTTGATCAAAAAACACTACTGCGCTTAATCAAGAGAACATCTTGGCCTTCGCAATCCGAGATGAGATAAAAAGTTAAAGGAGAAAATATGAGCAAGTTTTATTTAAAGGTATCAGTGACCAAAGACGGAGAGTTTGTTATTAACGCGAAGACCGAAGAAGAAGCACTTGAAAGGCTTAAAAACGGCGGCGAAATGAACTTAGTCGAGATGTGGAGCGAGCCGACCATAACTGTAAACAACATCCGCGAGGTGCCTGGTGAGTAATTTGTTCTTGAAGTCTATTAGAGGCCAGAGCGGGTACACCCCGCCAGCCCCACCGCCAGAAGCCTTCGATGAGAAGAAGCGCAAGTCAACAATCAGTGAAAAGTATATTGGCATTATCTTGAGGCATCGGAAGCGTGGTTTGAGCTACATGGAGATCGCCAAGGACTTAGCACTCCCTTATCACACGGTTTACAACGTGGTCAGACGGAACCTTGAGCAATGAGGGTTATCTTCTTGTTGCTGTTGCTTTTTTACGCAGACGCGATTAGTGCTCATGTTCACGATTGGGTGGCTGTAAAAAATGATGATAGTAAAGGGGGTGACTGCACCTTGGTTTGCGACTTTACAGGCCAGCTACACGTTATACATCTTGCTGCGGGGGATTGCCCCCCGCACCTTGATGTGAGTGCTAACGCAGCCGTGACCCCACGTTTACCGCTGGAAGATCAGCCAGTTCCATTAGTTGAGGAACAACCTCAAGAAGATATTTCTCTTGAAGGTTTATCTCTCTAATCTCTTCCTGCTTCTTCTCTGGTGTCATGTCAGACCGCTGAATAAACCCTCTGTACTTGCGTAGGTCAGCCAAGCTCTGGCGCACATCATCAGTTGATGATTTGAGTCCAATCAAGTGCTCCCTACCGGCAGAGAACCTGCGAAGGTCTTCCATTCGGTCTTCTTTGAGAAGTTTGTTGTAAGTGTTGTAGAACTTGGTAACTTCATTGCTCATCTCATAGAGGCGTTCCTTTGCCTCTCCACCAAACTCTTGACCAAAGAACCTCTTCAACACAGGGTACTGTGTCATGTCTCTAGCTGGAAGCACTGATCGGTTATCACCTTGGAGCGTTTTGCTCTTCAGTACAGCGTCACTTATCTCTATCGCGTAAGCGCCTAGTGTTCCGGTATAACCCCTCATGACATAGTCAATCTTGATAGGACTCATGTCTAAAGTCTGACCTATGATCTTTGCCATCTCAGTGGTTCCGATAAGGTCTTGATACTCTTTAGCCATCTGCATATCAACAAACACTGGGGTAATACTACGCCCAGTAAAGAAGCTGTAGTTTGCAGCAGCCTCAACCAATGGGGCGGTCATCTGAACCCCGAATGGGTTTATCTCTAAAGTGCTTATTACTCCGCGAGCTAATGAGTCAACAGTCTCTCGACCCGTGGCTCTGCCCGTAGCCAAGGCCAACGCCCTTTCAGGTATAACCTTAAACAACAAGCCAACCTCAAACGGGATTGGGAACTTAAACGGTACGCCTGACGGGGTTGGGATCAACCAGTTGTTGTCCTTGATCTCATCGGTTTGCTCGTACTGCTCATCATCACTGACAAGCATAAAGTACATGGCTGTGGCTGAGCTAATCATTGCTCCGCGCATAACAAACGATCTTGCAGCTTGCGCTCTGGTCAAATCCCTATTGGCTGACCGCTTACCGGCACCAGCATTGATCAACAAATCAAGACCTTGAAGCCTTGCGTTCAGGAACGGTATTGCTGTGGTAATTACCCTCATTACTGGGTTCGCTCCACGGCGACCAAAGTTCATAACCTCAATTGCTTGGAATGTAGCTTCAGCTTCATCGCCAGTTCTAGCAAGAACGTCATCGTAAACAGCCTGCCTAGTTGCAGCGTCCGATCTGGTAGTTAACCCGCCAAGGGCGTTCCAAGCAGCAATGAATGGCTTTGCTGCAAACGGAGTCTTGTCTGTTAAGTACCCGCGCTCTTTTAGCTTGCTATCTAAATACTTGCTGATATCAGATGGATCTTTACTGTAATCGTAACCACCAACAATCGCTCGGCGCTCCAACTGTTCTATGTCTGCTTCAGCAAACCCTTTTAGAGTGTCGTATATAGGGATGAAGTTAGATCCAGATGTGACGTAAGCAGACAAGGTATCTCTCATCATGTTCGCCATTATGAATCCTGGCTCTCTGGTTACCATCTCCCGCAACAAGTTTGCAGGAGCGCCCAGCACTTGAGAAACCATATCTAGGCCAGCACCACCAACCAGTGGCTGCATTGACTCGTAGATTAAAGGATCATCAATAGTGAACTTGCGATCTTTGCCGCCAACCTTGAAGGTTACGACAAGCTCTCCACGGGGAACCTGCTTGGGGTTAACTTCCCTACTAAGGCCGTACTTAACCATGTCTCTTACGATTCGCTGTTGAGCAACATTTCGCATACCCATGCCGATTGCAGCGTCAAGGTTCATAGTGATTGCGTCAAGCAACGGAACGTTAACCTGCTTTTCGCTGCCCTTGATGGCCTTAAAACCAGCAGAGGCGGTCAACCCACCAAACAGGCTCGGAATATCTGGGGTATCAATGCCCTCGGCCTGCCGATAGAAAGGAACATAATCCGATTGATTGGCCCAGATCTCTGCCGTCTTATCATCTAAAACGCCAGTATCTTTAAGGAACTGTATTGTCTTGCTGTTGTAGCCGCTCCAGACCTCATACCAATCCTTGATTATAGAATTGCCATCAGCATCTAATATG